ATTCGTGATCTTTTTCTTCTTGATCCATCTCCTTATCCATCTCATCAATATCCTCTTCAGTCAAACGAAGGACATTCTTCTGGATGTATGCTTTAGAAAAGTATTTGCCTAGATATGGATCGATCTCCGTCAGCATAGCTAAGCGTTCTCTCATTACTTCTGCTTCCTTCATCTCAACAAATTGAGAATCGGAAATGTAATCGTAATAGATATTCTCTTTTAGTTCTAACCACTCTTGCTTGGTACATACACCTTTCAATAACAAGTGCGTTTCTAATAACTTATCAAACAAGTGTGAAAAGCGCAAACGAAGTCTAGCAACAAACTTGCTGAACTTGACTTCATCTCGTGTAATCTCTGATGCTCTTCCTAATGAAAATCCAGCATCAGATTCCAATCGTGACACAGGAACATTGAGAGACTTGTAGAGTTTCTTTTGAAAGTACAATACGTCTTCAATTTCTCCTAGGTTCTGCCCACCAGGCAATGTAGTGATTTCTGTTCCTCGACCACCTTCTCTACGTGGAAGCCAGAAGTCTTCAAGCATTGTCTGGTAACGTCTATCATCTCTAATCTCGCCTGTATTCGCATCGTATACAAGTTTATTCTTATACTTCTGCATGATGTCTCGCAGATATTGCTCTGCTTTCATCTTGGGAAGATTACCTACGTCGATATAGAAAATACGACGCTCGGGTGCACGAGAGATACGATAAATCACAGTTGCATCTTCAAGCATGCGCAATTGATTTAGAGGCTTGATTGCTTTGTGTAAGTGTGATATAATATTCTTTCCGTTCTTATCTGCAATACCAGAATGTACATAGCAAACAGAATCGGGAGAAATCTTCAATCCGTTGTTAGCGTCTTTATCAAATCCTTTTTCTGAATACAAGAAATACTCAATAGGCTTATTGTAGAGCGACTCGTTGATGCCAGGAGACGTTTTGTTCTTAGGCAACTCTTTTACTTTCTTAATCTTTCTAGGGTCGATATAACGAATCTCACGAATTCCTTTCTTTGGTGATTTCTCATCGATTACCATATGATAATAGATTTTACCATCCACATACCATCGACGGAAAATGTCATATGCTTGATTATTGAAATCCAAAAGTTTCATTACATGATAAAACTCTTCACGGATTTTCTTTTTGAATGCTTCGGACTGCTCTATCTGGTCTAGGACGATTTGTACAGGATAGTCTTCTTGTGTATATACGATAGACTCGTTGACAATATCATCAACCGCAGCATCACATTCTGACTGCTGAGCCATATCCCTATACTTACGAATTAAATCAGAATCACCACGAGCAAGACCTTCCAAGTCAACATAAGTTCCATAGACACCACTGCCACTAACTGAGATAGCAACATCATCGTCTGTAGGAGGAACAAAAGATTTCAGAGCTTCTTTTTGAGGCTCTTCTCTTCCAATCTTATATCCAAATAATGTAAACGCCATTCCTATTTCCCGTATTTAATAGTATTGATGTTGTATTTATAATAATAAAAAATAGATGTCAATAAAAAAGGGGGCAAAAGCCCCCTTCTTTTTTGTTACTAAACTAATAATTTAGTTAGTATCATTTTGATGCTGGTACTGGAACGTTACAGTAAATTCACCAAGCACGTCTGTATTGTCATAGCTCAAATCCACTTGAGCAATGTCGGTAGGAAATGCTTGATAAAGATAATGTTTGCTGATCGTTTTACCTTTATCATCATAATGTCTAATAGTAATTGTGCTATCATAGGAAGTCAAAGTACTAGTGCCGAGACCGCCGTCTACGGCATAGTTCAAACCTTTGATTTCGTCCATCCATCGATGGAATCCGTAATAAAGTTTTTGTTTCTCATCACTGATAAATGTAGCAGACCACTCTGCGAATGTTCTATCGCCCGGTAGCTTGATCCTTCGTCCGCCTCTAAAGGGAACTTCTACAACACCAACTGTAAACGCTGGGATAGTAGTCGCTTTACACAATAAAGGAACATTAATAAGAGTGACAGGTGCGCCAGCAATACTAATCTCAAATAGATTGGGGCGAGCGCCAGACTGAAGTTGTTTTTGAAATTTTGTTACTGAAAATGCCATTAGTATTCTCCTTAGCGTGTCCTACCCTTAACTGTGTAGTATGAATATACCCAGGTCACAGGGAATTCTTCGATAACATCGGTAGAATCGTAAGAAAGATCAATAGCTCCAATTTCACTAATAAAACAGTCATACAATTTGAATTGTATGATTATTCGACCAGCAGTATCAAATTGATCAACTTGTATCGTCGTTCTTGCTTGATTTTCTCTGTTGCCGATAGCACCCTGATTCTGAAAAGTGTTTACAAATTTTTTCTGATATGTTTCTAATCGATCTCTAACGTTGAAATCTGAATCATTCAGTACCGTTGTTGTCCACTCAGAAAATGTTCTATCCCCAGCAAGCTTAAGTCGGCGACCCCCAATATGAGGAACTTCAATCAATCCCAATGTGCTGTTGGGTAATGCTGCGGCTTTTGTCAAAAATGATAACTGACTTTCACCTCCAGCTTGAAGTCCACCCGCCATGGTAACTCGAAACTGATTGGGGCGAGCACCCGCCCCAATTGCTTTTTGAATTCGTGATAATGTTGCAATCGCCATTTTTATTCTCCTAAGTTATCTAATTATTCTGATTCCGTAAATGCAGTGTCTCCAGCAGCAGATACGAAGTTCAATTGAATAAAGTTAACTGAAGCAGTAGGCTGAACAAAAATGTCACAAACAAATTCGTTTGCTTGTACAACCTCTGTTGGGTTGTTGCTATCATCACACACGACCTTGAATTGAGTAATCCCTCGACCAGCTTGTACTGTAGTCAAGTATGCTTCTACTAAAGAAGCAAAACCTTCTCTCAAAGACTCGTCGTTCTGATCGAACAGCACATCTCCAGCAGCATCACCAATAACATCTTCCATAGTGATGAAGAGGCGACGAACGTTGATTCGGCTGAAAGAAGTTTTCTTCTGAGTAAACGTCTTGTCTCCGAAAAGAACTGTTCCACGACCAGGTTGTGAAATGATTGAGTTGATGCCCAACTTGTACAGTGTATCACGCTCAGTTTGATTTGGGTTCCAAGCTAAACGAATAGCATTTTGGATTCGACCATTTTCGTAACCTGCTGGTGAGAACCAAGGATCACGGTTAGCATCTACTCGTGCGATACAGCCTGCAACGTCTGGATTACATGGTACCCAAACATATGCATCGTTGTACTTGTCATATGCATACTTCCAGTTAGAATCTGCGATGCTGTAAGTTCCACGAGCGCTTGCAACGCTTGCTTCCCAAGTTTCGATGTCAGTAACTTCGCTACCAGCATTGCTCACAACGTCTGACTGAAGTGGTGAGAAAACAGCAACGCAGTCTTTACGAAGCCCAGCAATTCTTGCTGCTTCATTTGCTACAGTTGCTCCACCTGGACCACAAATGATAACATCAACTGAAGTATTCAGTTTGTTTTCGTATTCACCAAGCCCTGAGACTCGTTCTGCATCGCTAACTGTTCCGTCAACACCAGCTTCCATCTGATGTTCTATTGCAGTAGTTGCAACAAGACCGCCATCATCTGTGTAAGAAGTAGGTGTCCCAGCAACAAGTGCGGCTGTGCCCCAATCGCTAGTGGCTGGATAAGCAGCTACACGAATATACTTAGATTGAGCATTGATTACTGTTTTATAGAAGTTAGAGCCCCCATCAATTCCACGAGCGTCAGAAGCTTTAGAAACAAGCTCATACTTCTCAAGAAGTGTGCCAGGAACGCCAGTGATTTGTCCGGTTGCATCGATAACTGCAATATTCATTTCGTCATTAGAAGCACCAACACCAGCAGCATAATCTGAAGTGCCGGGAGCAACATCGAAGAAGCCTCTATAAGAATCGAATGTAGTATCACTGTGCGCAGCGGGACTAGCAGCAACAACAACTTTGATTGCGTTACCTAATGCACCCGCATGACGTGCAATAAATTCTCCATGAGTACCGATGACGAATGTTGTGCCGTCATAGGCATCGTCATTTTCTACAAGAATACCAGCGGCTGTTGCACCAGACACTGCATTCAATGCACCATTGGCGACACGTACAATATACTGGGATGCTGAATACGCAAGATAACTAGATGCGCAGAGAAAGTCTACATTGTTGCTAGTACTTGGAGCGCCGAACTTAGATACTAGATCTTGTTCGCCTGTTACTAGCGTGGGATAATTGATAGGACCCCATGAAAACTCTCCTACTGATGCACCCGTAGTTGTGCCGACAGAACCAACATTGGTAATCTGATCGACTTCGGTAATTTTGATACCGGGTGATTGTAAGCTAATTGCCATTATTTTTCTCCTTCGTTAAGATTTGTAATAGGAATTACTCAAAATTGTTTTTTCCACATGTAGATTATTTATAAAAAACGCATTTTTCAATGATAATCATCGAATCCTACTACATTCCAAGTTTGACCAGATTCGTCAACATAACTTTCATCATCTAATCCATTATTTATAAAACCAAAGGGTGCAATACTATTTTCAATCATTTCGATCTGAGATTTGTACATATCTTGTCTGATGTTGATGTCGGTAAGGTCTTTGAAATACGGATCAGTAAATAACCAAGAGAAAAGAACAAGCGTCATCACTAAATCATCATGGTAGCCTTCATCCGCAGAATAACTTCCTTTGCGTTCGATAAACGTAGAAATTTCTGATATGATATCTACATCAGTAATCAAAAGTTTCTTTTCTTCCACCAAAGATTTTAGTGTTGTGCATCCAATCCGTTTGACTTTTTTATCTGTAGTAACACCAAACTCTGCTTTACCTGAACTACCGAATCCGCTAGAGATTCTTTGCCCTTTTGATGTCTTACTAACAAATAAAATGTTTTCGTATTCGTATTCATTATATAGGATTTGCGCAACTTGCTCTGATGAGTTTATCTCGATTAGCACAAAACTTTCATTATATTTTTTTGCGACTTCGTATATAACAGAAGGATAAAGCATAGGGCTAATACGATTGTTGCGATATTTCGCCACAATTCTAAAAGGAGATTCTGTGATGTCAATAACAGTAAATGCAGAGTAGTCTCCACCAACTCCTTTTGCTGTATCCGCTACCATAATGTACGTATGTTTTTCTTCAGGTAGACTAAACACGTCTAATCCATCTTTTTGAATCGATGGAGAAATAGGAGACATCTGAGATATAGTGTCAGCGTTAATCAACGTCAGACTTGATCCTAAGAACTTACAGAGGACTTCCTGGTTGTACTTTAAATCACCAAGAAGTCTGCGCTGTTCGTTTGCCCACGCTTCGTCTCTGCCGGGAATCTCCCAGTATGGTATGAAAAGATTTACAAATCCATTGCGATCTTCTTCCGCATCATTCCAGAACTTCCAGAAATGATTATAACCCAGTGGTGTGGATGACAACAGAATCTTTGTCGTTTCCCCAGCAGAAATCGTAGGATAAACAGAAGTAAAGAACTCTTCCGCAACTGTATTAGGAATAATCGCAGCCTCATCTACATACAACATATTGACAGAACGACCACGAATCGCACTAGATGATGTTGCTGCAGTAAATACTTTAGAACCATTCTCTAGTTCAATATCACCTTTATTCCACGTCGTAACACCCTGTTGTAACCATACAGGTAGATGTTCGTACATCAACTGATAACGAGACAATACTTCTCTAGCAGCAGCAGCTTTGTTCGCAAGTATCGCAACTGTTTTGTTTGGGGAGAATAATGTTGTCCAAAGAATATATGCGGCAGAGGTAGTGGTCTTTCCCTGCTGGCGACCTTCCATTAGAATCACACGGCGATTATCGTGAATGACATTTATCTTATTGATCTGACAATCATAAAGATTGAATGGCTGTAGCCCGTGATCTAGCGTTACGATCTTACAATAGTTGATGATAAAATAAACTGGATCTTTAGAACACTTGATATATTCTTCAATTTGTTCTTTTGTAAAATCAATCGCAACACCGGCAGCCTTTAGGTTTTGATTACCAAGGTATTGAGTTGTCGCCATAATGTATTATTTTCCGATAAGTTTTTGTAGTTCTGCAGTACTTCCAACAAATAATGTATTGTTTACGTTAGTTACGCCTTGTTCTTTTGCTTTTTCTTCATCTTTCTTGACATCTTTGACTTTTTTAGATAAATCTAA